CAAACTGGTCTTCAATCTTCAACTTCATCTTGTCAGCACGAATCTGTGCGTCTTGCAAAATCTTAAAGCGATAGTCCTGTGAGACCATCTCTTTGAGTTGCGCCATTTCTTGTTTGCTAGGAGCTTGTTGATTCTCCTCCAGCATAGTCAGCACTTCGCTGGCAAACGTATCTTGAATCTGTTGACGGTCATTTGGTGACAAGTCAGGAATCGGGGTAGGGACAATATCCCAAGGGGGTGTACCGCTATCAAGCAAGATGTCCCGCAGCCACGATTCCGCAGCACGACACTTCACTTCGGTAATCATCATGTAGATTTCCGAACCACCTTGCTGCTTAATCTGACGTAGTTTGTCTGGCTCATACGTACCATTACGCTGACGCATAGCTGTCAGCATCTGGTCTTCAATAGGCTTCTTAGCAATCTTCGCTACATCCCAGCACATACGAACGTGTTGAGCCAGCCCAAGTACCATTGGTTGGTTTTGTCGCTCCTGCAAAGCCTGCGCCGTCGCGTCCTCATCCTGCTTGTTGAGTTCGGCGTTAGAGACTACACGGAGAAAATTTAAACCTGCCATGTTTTAATCATCCATATCGGGACGTTTGTTAGCCATGTGCTCACGGACTTCCATAATGTCATCAATGTCCATTGGTGGTATCTTGTACTCGTATATCCCCATTGGCTTCGGCTTTCCAGCGAGACCACTGTTGTCCATCTTCTCGTTGTCCGAGAAAATTTGCGACGTCTTGGTAACTTTAACTTTTGCCATCGAAGTCTCCTAATTCACACCTTACCACATATTGTAGGGTGCGTATGGCAAGAAGTATACACACACTCAAAAATAAAGTGCAAGAGAAAAAATCCCCGAGGACGTGAACCCCCGGGGATAAAGGTGACAACTGCCATGAAAAAAACCAAGACCAGTATATCAAGTCCAACCTGCCGATGCAACGGGGCGGATGTCTCGACGTTGGGGGGTATGGCTACCCTCTCCTACGCTGGCGATATGTAGCATCAGGTACTGTAAGGCTTCAGCTACGTGGGAGTGTTTGTTCTTGTCAATGTCCCCGTCGCCCTTGGGTTTGAACCTATACCCGCCCATCATGGCGGCTTTAAGCTGTGTGCACCCGGGGTCAAGTAAGAACGCTGGGTCTCCGTCAACTTGACGCATCAGATACTCATCGACTGCGTTGATACGGGAACTGACGTTGTTGGTCTTGGCTGGGAATACTTTAAGCCCCTCAGCCTTGATGATGTCCACCGCACTGCGCTCGTCGGTCTGCGCCCGCTGCACGCCTGCTGGGTCAGTCACCACAATGATAGGTGCACCACCGAACCGCTCGTAGATAAGTGGCTTGAGTACTGTACGCACAAATCGCTGGATACCCATGTCAAACGATACAGCCTCGCCAAGTATCAGCGCCCGACCTCTTGGGTCTTGCTGTCCGATAACTGCGGCTGGGGTAAGTCCCAAGTCCATCCCGATAACAACAGGGCGCACACCGTTGTGGATGAACCGGAGTCTTTCCTTCGCCATGTGGTAGTCCGGTCTGAAGTATTTGTAGACGGGCATACCAGCAGACGACAGACCGTAGTCCCCGTCAATGTAGACACGGATGTATTCTTCTGAGCGACCTTGTGTATCGTAGTAGCCATCAGGGAGATTCTCGATGTTCTCGGCGTAAGGACTGCGACCGGAGGGCTGCTTGAACACATCCCATCCGTTGTTATTGGCTGATACCCCATCTTTGGGGTCAAGCCCCTCCATCTGGTAGTACCACCATGTATCCATAGTCGGTGGGTTGGTGTCACCCCACATCCCATGCCACGTCGGGCCACCGTCTTTAGCTGACGGAAAACGCCCAATACGCTTGGACATCGCATCCACAATGTCAGGGTGAATGTCTCGGCACTCGTTAAACCACGCGAAGGATAGCTCCAAGGAGTTCAAGTTAGCTACGTCATCCGCATCATCTAGGGCACGGAACATAATCTCGCACTCGACATCCCCTACTTTGAAGAAGTAAGTCTTGGTTGTGCGCATGTATTGACCACACTGCCCCGGCGGAAACCAGTCCAAGAAGGTCTTAATGGTCGTATCTTGTAGCTGCCGTGCGGTTTCACGCACAATAGCCGCCCGTGTTCTGCGTATTCCTTGGGCATTGGGTTCTTGCATACTAGCCCTGCGGACTACTTCAAACGAACAAGTCACGGACTTACCCGAACCGACAGGCCCAAGCAGGACACGCATCTTCTTATCCGAATCCATGAACTTCTTGCCAGTTGGCGGAGGTGTATAGTTAATATCAAGCATTGTGTTCCCCCACTATCATGACAATGAACTCATTGCCCCGACGTTTGTGTTTGACTATCTTGGTCTTGAATGAGTGTTTGAGTTCCTTCAGACTAACTTCCATGTTGTGGGCCTCGCTGGCGGACTTAAACCTTGCAGCCCGCATCCCCTCGTAGGTTGAGTCAAACATATTTTCAAGACTCAAGGGCATCGACATCGGTCACCTCAGTAGTGTCTGCTTCTATTGTCCGAGCATCTTGTGGCGAGTTGCCTAGATTGATGGTGATACGCACTCCACCCGTGCCGCCTTCGTTACCCGTCTCAACTTTCGGCTCTAGACCGCCCCACTTCACCGTGGATTTAATCAGGTCGGCCTTGACTGCGGGGGATACGGCTGGGTCGTGAATCAACATCCAAGAAGTTGTCAGGAGTTCTTCCGCCTGTGCCCGGGCCTTGAGTTTGAACGTCAAACCCTTCTCTTGGATTTCTCCTCGATAGTGCTCGACCTTCTTCAAGAACACCTTGTCGGCGTTGAAGTTGATGATGTCAGATGAGGCTATCTTGTGGCGAGTCATTACCTCTTGCAAGGTTTCGCCGCTGCCCTCTAGTGTGAGAGCAATGTCGAACGCCAGCCTATCTGACCACTTAGTGTGGTGTAGTGGTAGGGTATCCATGCTGCGAATATAACACGGTGTCTTACGGCTGTGTCAACAAGTTTAGTTATACGGAGATTAAGAGAGTTAAGGAAATCCCGTAACTTTACACGTTCCTTTTTTTGGGTCTTAGTTTAAGAGCTTTACTATATACAGGGGGGCGGGCAAAAAATCCAATCCATGTACCCCCCCCATGAGCCAAAGCAAGCCAAAGCCAAAAAGAAAAAAGCACCGCGCCCAAGCCTTGAATTCAGGCGTATTTGACAATTCTGTAAAGTTTAGGCAATCTGAATTTGTCGATGCAATTCGCACCGACCCGCCGAAAGCGGAATGTTCTTTAACCTTGTTAGGAGTTATACCATGAGTGAACGCACTCCGACCGTTAAACGGTCAATCGCCCCCGTCACTGTGACGGTTGAAATCACAGCCACTCGCATCAACGAGAATGGCACACTAAGCGGGATTACCGCCAAAGTGGTGAAGCAAACTGTCAAGGGTAATGAGTTTAAAACCTCAGTACCACCAATGGCTGGCGGTGCAATATACCTCAAAGCGGAGAGCCTCGAAGGACTGCAAGTTCTGACAGGCGACGAGCCGAAGGTAGCAGTAAAGCGTAAGTTGTTCTAAGTAAACCCCGACTGGTGACAGCAGTCGGGTTCTTTTTAAAACCATGAGGAGAAATCCAATGAAGGTACGCAAAGAAGAATTACACAAGTTCTGTGTAAAGTGGATAGAAGGCGACTCAATCTACTTCCGCTGGTTCAAACGTGACAAACAGGCATGTCAGTTCCAGCAAGAGTTGATAGACGACGGAATCCCAATGCAAGATGTCAAGATTGTGATGAAGTAAACCAAAGGAGCGGAGGCGAAAGCCTCCCTCCCCTAACCTTACAGGAGATTTAAATGGAAAAGTTCTGCGAAAACCACCCCGAAGTAGCGGCAGTCATCATTGCACCAGTACTTTACGTGCTGTTGTGGCTAACAATGGCGATGTTCTAATTACCCAACCCGTCGAAAGGCGGGTTTTTTTACGTCCAAAACTTTACATTCTTTATGTATTATATATAAACCATACGTCGGGGGGTGCAGGCATGGCACATTTGCGCTATAAGATGTAAAGTAATGGGGATAATCTACGTGTAATCTATGCCATACGGGCTGTTTAGATTGTTGTAAGGTGTAACTTGACACCAGCAAGTGCTTGATTTCATTGGTGTTTATCCATAGAGTAAGAGAGATAATCTAAATAATCTAAATAATCTAACAATATTTCACATATACCCTTTCGCGAGAGAGGTAGACTGTAAAGTTAAGGAGGCGGCGTGCAAATGTGCACATTTCTAGACCCTAACTTGACAAGATTATTTGCCTTTTTTAGATTATTGCCCCGTAAGTTGTTGATTCTTTTAGGTATTCCTAACAATCTAAGTTTTGTATTTGACTGTTTCTTTTGGATATGTTACTCGCGGTGATGGATTATTGGCTGACCTTGTAAAATTACTTTACTCAGCCGACCCTCCGAAGTTAGCGGTCACTCACCCGCCGAGCCAAGCCCAGCCTGTGTTTGCGTTTTTCGCTGGGCGTGGCAATCTAGTCCTGACCCCAGCAACACCGCTGTGGTGTCACAAATGTAATGTAAACTTAATCAACTTCAGGAGTTATATATGCAAGCAACATTGAAGAAGTCCATCAAGCCAGTAACATTCACCATTACTGTGGTAGCCAAGAAGGTAAACGAGAACGGTACGTTCTCATCCTTTGAGGTACAGAGCGTTAAGGGTAACGTAAAGAACAACACCTTCAAGGTAGTAGCACCACCACAAGCAGGAGGTGCACTTTACATCAAGTGTGAAACGCTTGAAGGTATGGAAGTATTGCAGGAAGGTACTGCAACCAATGCACCAAAGCAGAAGTTGTTCTAAACCATACGGCAGAGGTAACCCCTCTGCCCTTTC